GGTGGGCAAAACGGCTACCGCTCTCCGCTAGGCACAGACGAAAAAACCGCCCTTTGTTTTGTCCCCCATGACCCAGCCACAAATCCTGACGCTCCCGGTGGACCGATTGGTCCCCTACGCCAACAACGCCCGAACGCATTCCGAGGAACAGGTCGCACAGATCTCCGCCTCCATCCGCGAGTTCGGGTTCACCAACCCCGTCCTCGTGACGGCGGACGACACCATCATCGCCGGGCACGGTCGAGTGATGGCGGCTCGCAAGCTCGGGCTGACGGAAGTCCCATGCCTCCGCCTGGAGCATCTGACTCCGAACCAAGTGAAGGCCTACGTCCTCGCCGACAACCGCCTCGCGATGAACGCCGGGTGGGACGAGGAGCTGCTGAAGGTCGAGATCCAGTCGCTCGACGAGGCGGGCTTCGACACTTCGCTCCTGGGCTTCAACGCCGACGAGCTGGAGTCCTTCCTCGGTGACGGCCTTGAGGGTGTCGCCGCCTCGGAGGCTGGTGCGCTCAGCGAGCGGTTCGGCTTCCCGCCCTTCACGGTGCTCAACGCTCGCGAGGGGAAGTGGCAGGAGCGCAAGGCGTCCTGGCTTGCGGTCGGCATCGAGTCCGAGGTGGGCCGCAAGGAGTCGCTGGTGTTCGACGTGTCGAGCCAGCCCGTCGGCACCTACCAACTCAAGAACGCCTTCGACGAGAAACTCGGACGCAAGAGCGAGTGGTCTGAGTTCGCCGCCGCTCACCCCGAGGCAATCAAGCAGGGCGGCACGTCCATCTTCGACCCGGTGCTGACGGAGCTCTGCTATGCGTGGTTCTGCCCGGAGCATGGAAGCATCCTCGACCCGTTCGCCGGGGGCTCGGTGCGTGGCATCGTCGCTGGCAAGATGGGGCGGCACTACGTCGGTGTGGATCTCCGTGCCGAACAGGTGGAGGCCAACCGCCGACAGGCCGAAGACCTCGACCTCGCCATCAAGCCGGTGTGGCACTGCGGGGACTCGCTCGCCGTCATCCCCTCGCTGGAGATCGACTTCGTGGACTTCGTCTTCTCCTGCCCGCCCTATGCGGACTTGGAGGTCTACTCGGACGACCCCGCCGACCTCAGCACGATGGACTACCCGGAGTTCCTCAAGGCTTACCGCGAGATCATCAGGGCCGCTTGCTCCAGGTTGAACGACGACGCCTTCGCTTGCTTCGTCGTGGGCGACGTGCGCGACAAGCAAGGCAACTACCGCAACTTCATCGGCGACACCGTCGAGGCGTTCCGGGCCTGTGGCCTGACGTTCTACAACGAAGCCATCCTCGTGACGGCGGTCGGCTCGCTGGCAATCCGGGTGGGCCGTCAGTTCACGCTCAGCCGCAAACTAGGCCGCACGCATCAGAACGTGCTGGTGTTCCTCAAGGGAGATGCGAAGCGTGCGACCGAGAAGTGCGGACCTGTGGAGCTGGGCGAACTCGAAGAACATCAGACCGAGGGGGCCGTTCCCAATGGTTGACCGCCGCCTGTCGGTCTACCTCTCCGGCCCGATGACGGGACTGCCTGGCTACAACTACCCGGCCTTCCACGCCGCCGCCCGCCGTCTGCGCTCGCTGGGCTACTTCGTCTTCAACCCCGCCGAGTCGTTCGAAGGGGACACGTCCCGCCCCCGTGAGGACTACATGCGGAAGGACATCGAGATGCTCCTGCAAGCGGACATGGTCGCCTTGCTCCCCGGGTGGGAGAAGTCGAAGGGCGTCGCCGTCGAGCTCGCCGTCGCCACCTCCCTCGGGCTGGTGCTCCATCCGTTCGACGATCTCGCCAACTAATGTCTGACGCCGCCACACCGTCGGTCCCCGTCGGCACGCTGGCTCGGCTGCTCAACCTCACCGAGGTCCGCATCCAGCAGCTCGCCAAGACGGGCGTCGTCGTGAAGGGCGAGCGTGGACGCTACGACCTCTGGGCCAGCATCAAGGGCTATGTGGCCTACCTCCAGAGCCGGAACGTCGGACGCCCTGGCTCAGGCCTCGCCCCGACCGAGGGCGGAGAGGTCACGGGCGAGGACTACCAGAAGCATCGTGCGCGACTCTACAAGGCCAAGGCCGATGCCGCCGAGCTGGAGGCGATGCTCCTCCGTGGTCGGCTGCACGATGCCGACGCCGTCCGCAAAGTCATGGAGGACATGATCTCCTCGGCCCGTGCCAAGTTGCTCGGCGTGAAACGCAAAGCGGCGGGCAAGGTCATCGGCCTGACCGACCTCGCCCAGATCGAGGCCGTCATCGAGGAACCCATCATCGAAGCACTTAATGAGCTCACCCACTACGACCCAAGCCGCTTCACTAGCGAGATTGTTCAAGACCATCAGCCAGCGTTGGAAGCCCCCGCCGAAGCTGACGGTGAGCCAATGGGCTGACGCCTTCCGTCAGTTGTCGAGCGAGGCCTCCGCCGAAGCGGGGCGATGGGACACCTCGCGAGCGGCATACCAGCGAGGCATCATGGACGCAGTGACCGACCCTCTGATCTCCGAGGTCGTGGTCATGTCTTCGGCTCAGGTCGGCAAGACCGAGATGATTAACAACACGGTGGGCTACTTCATCGACCAAGACCCGGCCCCCGTGCTTGTGCTCCAGCCGACGATTGAAATGTCCGAGGCCTGGTCGAAGGACCGCCTCGCTCCGATGCTCCGGGATACCCGATGCCTGTCGGGCAAGGTGGCGGACCCGAAGGCCCGCGACTCCGGCAACACTGTTCGGCACAAGACGTTCCCCGGCGGTCACATCACGATGGCAGGGGCGAACGCTCCGGCCTCGCTGGCGTCACGACCCATCCGCATTGTCCTGGCTGACGAGATTGACCGCTACCCGGCGAGCGCAGGAACGGAAGGCGACCCGCTCTCGCTGGCGGTGAAGCGCACGACCACGTTCCACAATCGGAAGGTCGTCATCACGTCGACGCCCACGGTCAAGGGCTTCTCACGTGTGGAGATGGCGTTCAACGAAACTGACCAACGCCACTACCACATCCTCTGCCCGCATTGCTCGCACCCGCACGTGCTCCGCTGGGGGAACGTGGTCTGGCCTTCGGGCGAGCCTGACAAGGCGACGTTCGTCTGCCCGGGGTGCAACGCCCACTATACGGACGTGCAGAAGGACGTGGCGGTCCGCAAGGCTGAGAGCATGGGCGGGGGCTGGATTGCCTCGGCCCCGTTCAAGGGCAAGGCGGGCTTCCACCTCAACGAGCTCTACTCCCCGTGGCGTCGGCTCAAGGAGACGGTGTCGGAGTTCCTCGCGAGCAAGCCCTTCCCCGAGCGTCTCCAAGTCTGGATAAACACGGCCCTCGGCGAGACGTGGGATGCGGGCGGCGAGATCCTGGACGAGAACGAGCTGCTGGCCCGCCGGGAGCGTTATGCGTCGGAGGTCCCGGCCCGTGCGCTCTACCTGACCATCGGGGCGGACACCCAGCCCGACCGCATCGAAGCCGAGGTCGTCGGCTGGGGTGCTGGCGAGGAGACGTGGTCGGTGGACTACCAAGTGTTCCACGGAGATCCAGACATCCCCGAGGGCCAGCCCGGCTCGCCCTGGTCGATGTTCGCCGACTACACCCGCAAGCGTTGGAAGCACGAGAGCGGGGTCGAGCTGCCGATCTCCATGACGTGCATCGACACTGGCGGCTCCAACACCCAAGCGGTCTACGACTTCGTGAAGGCCCACAAGGGCCACCGCATCTTTGGCATCAAGGGATTCTCCGGGGAGAACCTTCCCATCGTCGGCGCACCGAACCGCAAGCGGTCGGGCCGTAAGCAGAAGAAAATCGACCTCTACCCGGTCGGCGTCGACCAAGCCAAGAGCGTGGTGGTCAAGCGTCTCCGCATCTCAGAGCCGGGGCCGGGCTACTGCCACTTCCCCGAGGAGCGTGGCATCGACTACTTCCGCCAGCTCACGGCGGAGAAGATGATTACCAAATACGTGAAGGGGTTCCCCAAGCGGGAGTGGCACAAGCAGGAAGGCAGACGCAACGAAGCCCTCGACTGCCGAGTCTACGCCTTCGCCGCCTTCGTCATGTCGCCCCCGCAGATGGACAAGATTGCCTTCCGCATCCGGCAGGAGCGGGCCGAGATGGGAGCGGTGCCGGAGGCCCCCAAGCCCGTCGTGATCTCCACGAGCGAAGCAACCGCACAAGACCCCGAGGAGGGTATCGGGGAGAATGCCCAACCTAAACCTAAGCCTCGGCGGGTCCGTCGTGGCTCATTCATCAACCAATGGCGCACCTAATCTCAGGCGAGACATTCCGGGCCGAGTATCAGACGCCCGCCCAAAGCGTGACTATCCGCTTCGCAGGGCCGTCTTCGCATACCGCAACCCTCACCCAAACGGGCAACGTCTGGAAGGCCGCCGTTCAAACCGAAGGCTGGCCCGCTGGCTTGTATTGGTTCGACGTCCAGGCTGTCGACGCCGAGGGCAACAAGTGGACGCTCGTTCGTGACCGCCTTGAGGTTAAGCCCTCCCTGTCCAATCTGCCGGAGGACTCCCGCACCGATGCCGAGCGCATGGTCGAGATGATTGAGGCCATGATGGCTGGCAACGCCTCCGCCGGGGTCCGTTCCTACAAGATCAACAACCGCGAGCTTGAACGCTACGGCATTGAGGAACTCCTCAAACTCCTGACCTTCTGGAGGAACCGCCTCGCCAAAGAACGCCGCAAGGCCCGTGGCGAGTCCCCTCTCGGTCCTGACATCCGCTTCCGCTTCTGATGGGCCTTTTCGATTTCTTCAAGCGGGAGGCCGTTGCCCCCGCCAAACCGGGCAAAGCCCCCAACGTCAAGGTCGGCGGGGCTTCCCGCTCGCTCCTGCAAGCCGCCGCCGCTGGCCGGACGGAGGGCAACTGGCAGACGTTCCCCACGACGCCGGACGCAATCATCTATCAGGACCACCTTCGTCTGGTGGCCCGCAGCCGAGAGCAGTGCCAGAACAACGACCACGCCCGCAAGTTCATCCAGCTCGTGCGCGAGAACGTGGCCGGGCCGACGGGCTTCATGCTCAACGCTCAGGTCAAGGACCCCAACGGCAAGTCTGATCTCCTGGCATCCAAGGCCATCGAAGAGGCCTATGCCGTCTGGAGCCGCAAGGGTAACTTCGACGTGACGGGTTCCCTGTCCCGTGCGGACGGCGAGCGTCTGGCTGTCGGCTCTTGGGCACAGGACGGCGAGTTCATCTGCGTCTTCCGCTATGGCAAGGACGCTGGCCCCTACGGCTTTGCGGTGCAGTTCATCGACCCGATGCTCTTGCACCCGATGCACTTCGAGCCCCTCTCCAACGGCAACCACATCCGCCACGGCATCGAGATGAACCCGCAGGGTCGCCCGGTCGCCTACTGGGTCCGCAAGCAGGACGAGATGCAGATTGGCTACACCATCGGCTTCGGTGGCAAGTATGAGGTCATCCCTGCCGAGAACGTCGTGCACGCCTTCGTGCCTGAGCTCGTGGGCCAGAAGCGAGGCATGCCCCAGACCCGCACCGCCCTCTGGCGGATGAAGATGCTCCAGGGCTTCGAAGATGCCGCCGTGACCAACGCCCGCATCGCCGCCTCCAAGATGGGCTTCTTCCGTGACCCGGACGCTGACCCGGATGACGCCGAGGAGATCATGGACGCCGACCCGGGAACCTTCGGCAACATCGGCAACAAGGAGTTCGTGGCATGGGACCCCCAGTTCCCGAACGGCGAGTTCGACCCCTTCGTTAAGTCCTGCCTCCGCTCGATCTCCTCGGGCCTCGGCGTGTCCTACAACAACCTCGCCAGCGACCTGACGGGGGTCAACTTCTCGTCCATCCGACAGGGTGCGCTCGACGAGCGTGAGGTCTGGAAGGGTGTCCAGCAGTGGATGATTTCCGCCTTCTGCGTCCCGGTCTACGAGAAGTGGCTGGAGTATGCCCTGCTCGCCGACAAGGTGACGGTGTTCGGCAAGCCGCTGAAACTTGAACGCCTGGAGAAATACAAGGCCGTCACCTTCAAGGGCCGTCGCTGGGCTTGGATTGACCCGTCCGCCGACGTCGCCGCCGCCGAGAAACTGCTGGCCCTCAAGCTGCGCTCCCGCACTGGCATCATCGCCGAGATGGGCAACGACGCCCAGGACACGTGGGAGGAGATCAGCCGCGAGGAGGACGAGATGGACAAGTTGGGCGTGGTGCCCGAGCCGACCGCTGGATCTCCGATGACCCAGCCGATGCAGAAGCCCAAGCCTGACGGCGACGGACCCCCTGCGAAGTAACCGCACAAGATTTGCCCGGGCTAACGGATAAAATACACGGCACACATGAACACGGTCCGCAAGTTCACCAGCAAGACGCACAAGCGGTCCTTCCGCCTGGACGGCCCTGTTGATGCCGACAAGCGCACGGTCGAGCTCGCGTTCTCCTCCGACGTCGAGCTGGAACGCTGGGCTGGTGCCGCTGAACAGCTCAGCCACCAGCCCGGAGCGTGCGACCTCACCCGTCTCAACGACGGTGCCCCCCTTCTTTTCAATCACGACCTGGATAAGGTCATCGGCGTAGTCGAAAACGCCCGCATCGAAGCAGACGGAAAGGGCCGGGCGGTTGTCCGGTTCAGTCGTTCCGTCGAAGCCGAGACTGTGTGGCAGGACGTGCAGGATGGTATCCTGCGCAACGTCTCCGTCGGTTATCGCATCAAGGACATCAAGCTGAAGGAAAGCCGTGACGGCTTGGACGTCTATGAGGCGACCAAGTGGGAACCGTTTGAGATCAGCATCGTAAGCGTCCCCGCCGACACCTCGGTGGGCGTGGGCCGTTCATTGAAAACCGACGAAGACGAAGAAGAGTCCGACGACACTTCCGAGCGCGTCGCACACACCGAGGCTGGTGAGACGGCAGTGGACGAGGCCGTTGAACCCGCCAAAGAGCAGAAGGCCGAAGAGGCCGATGCCGAAAAGAAGTCCGAACCCTCCCCCCTCAACAACTCCCGAATCATCACCATCATGGAAAACCCCAACACCCCCGCTGACGGCCTCGCCGCCGAACGCACCCGCTCCGAGGCCATCCTCTCTGCGGGCGAAAAGTACAACGCTCAGG